AAGTGGGCACCAAATGTTTGGGGTTATTATGAAGAGAAAAGATTACATAAAGCAAGACTATCACCTTGAGGTATTATGAAAACTTGGTGTTTAAAAGATCATTTAACCGGACGTATTTTTAAAGTTCTTCTTTCTCAAGAAGAACTTGATAATTTTTTTCAAAAAAATCCAAATGTTAGTGAGTGTATTGATTACATTGAATGTGAAGATGCTCCATCAGTTACTTTGGAGTAAATAAATACACTTTATATACAATGGAGGTTTAAATTGCCAACATATAGATTTCAAAATACAGAAACTGGAGAAATTTTTGAGAAGTGGATGCTTATGGCAGAAAAAGAACCATATCTCAAAGAGAATCCTCATCTTAAACCATTAATTCCAACTCAAATGAATGTTGGTGAGGTGGGGGACTGGCAAAATAAATTAGTTTCTAAACATCCGGATTGGAATACTGTATTGGATCGTGCTGGAAAAATGCCAGGATCAAAAGTTAAAAAGATTTAAAACCTGGTTAATAATATAAATAATTATGTTATTCCAACTTGGATTATGAGTAGATCTTATACTAAACATCCAGAAATAAAGGTAGGTGATAAATTTTATTATCTTGAAGTTATATTACCTCCTTTTTATGAAACTTATTCAAATGGTAGAAAAAGAAAAAAAGTTTTGTGTAAATGTGTTTGTGGAAAAACAAAAATCTTTAGATATGATAGTTTTGTATGTAAAAATGAATTAGATAGAGCAAAAAGTTGTGGATGTAAGCACATTTACAGAAATAACTTTAATGCACAAAAAAGAAGAAAACCTGAAAGTGTTTATCGGTATGTTTATGAACAATATCAAACTGGTGCAAAAACACGAAACATAAAATTTAATTTAACAAAAAAAGATTATATTGAAATTGTCATAAAAAATTGCTATTATTGCAACTCAAAACCAGAAGTAAAACAACCAAATAGAGGCAAAGGAAAGATTGTAGGTGTTCCAGTTCCATACAATGGAATTGATAGAATAGATAGTAGTAGAGGATACGAAAAAGAAAATTGTGTTCCCTGTTGTACGAAGTGTAATTATATGAAAAGTGATATGGATGTATCTTCATTTACTGAGCATATTTTAAAAATTGCAAACCATTTACAAAAATTTTAATGGCAAGAAAAAGAACGAATGATCAACCGATTGGTGTTGGACTTACTGCAAAACAAATGAAGCGTAAGAAACCAATCAATGCAGATTTGATAAGAGAAATTGAACCTCTTACAGAAAATCAAAAACGTCTTTATAAATCATACGAGTCAAATCAAAATATTGTTGCCTATGGGGCAGCAGGAACTGGTAAAACCTTTATCACTCTTTATAATGCACTTCAAGACGTTTTAGATGAAAGATCTCCTTACGAAAAGATTTACATTGTAAGATCTCTTGTTGCTACTCGTGAGATTGGTTTTCTTCCTGGTGATCATGAGGATAAATCTTCACTTTACCAAATTCCATATAAGAATATGGTAAAGTATATGTTCCAACTTCCTACAGATGCTGACTTTGAGATGCTCTATGGAAACCTCAAAACTCAAGGTACGATTAGTTTTTGGAGTACTTCTTTTATTCGCGGAACTACTCTGGACAATGCTATCATTATCGTAGATGAATTCCAGAATCTTAACTTCCATGAATTAGATTCAATCATTACTCGTGTTGGTGAGAACAGTAAAATTATGTTCTGTGGTGATGCCACTCAAAGTGATCTGATTAAAACAAATGAGAAGAATGGTATCATTGATTTTATGAAGATTCTTCGGGTGATGCCTTCAATGGATATTATTGAATTTGGTGTTGAAGATATTGTTCGTTCTGGATTTGTTAAAGAATATATCATCGCAAAAATGGAATCAGGATTTTAATGGCATTTATTCATCATAATTTTCTAGGTGACATTGAATTAGAAAAGAAAGAAACAAATGGCATCCGTTTGTATCATCTTCCTGATGGTCAATGGGTGCCTTCTATCACTTCAGTCACTTCATTTTACAATCGTCAGATCTTTATAAACTGGCGAAAAAGAGTTGGTCTTGAAGAAGCAAATCGCATCACTAAAAGAGCAACTGCAAGAGGAACTGATTTTCACCAAGTCTGTCAAGATTATCTTGAAAACAAAGAATTGGTTTGGGAGAACTATCAACCCCTCACAAAGATCATGTTTCATCATGCTAAACCTGAACTTGATAAGATAAATAATATTCACGCAATTGAAAGAACTTTATACTCTCAGTATTTTGGACTTGCTGGACGAGTTGATTGTATCGCAGAGTATGAAGGTGAACTTGCAGTTATAGATTTTAAAACTTCGGATAAAATTAAACCCGAAGCGTGGATTGAAAACTACTTTGTTCAAGAGATGTTTTATGCATCTGCTTATTATGAAATGACTGGTAAACCAATAAAAAAACTCATAACATTAATGGTAACTCCCGGTGGGGAAGTAAAAGTATTTGACAAAAGAAACAAAGACGAGTATATTAAACTACTAGTTCGTTATATTAAAGAATTTGTATCTCACAGTACTAGGCCAGATGGAGAATGAGTTAGAGAAGGTATTAGAAAGTAAATTTTTCTGCCCCTCACGGTTTGCACAGGAGATTGAAAATCTGGTGCAAATTAATGTTGAAATGAATTATATTGATGCGATTGTTCATTTTTGTGAGCAAAATAATATTGATTTAGAATCGGTTCCAAAACTCATTTCAAAACCACTAAAAGAAAAAATTAAGTATGAGGCAATGGAACTAAACTTCTTAAAGAAGAGTTCTCGTGCAAAATTACCTCTTTAATTCATTTTTGGTGGAAAAATTTTCCCGGTAAAAAATCTTTATATTACTTTTTTTGAATGATGCCATTTGATTCTTATAAAACTTATCTGTCCTTGAAAAATCATTTCACCAAGGAAAGTTATGATTACTTCAAATACTGCGGTAAAAGTCGTGCAACATTACAATCTTTCTACAAACGAAAGGATAGAATGTGGTTTGAGAAGGTTGCAAGACAAAAAACAGATCAAGAAGTTGTAGATTTTTTTGTTGCTAATTTTGTTTCTTGTAATGATCCAGAAACTCTTTGGATTGGTGAAATGATTAAAGAGGGAGAAGAAAGATATCAAAACTGGCAAAAGAAAATTCAATCTCTCTCTTATCTTTTTAGGGAAGAAAGTCAATCTTTATTCGAAGAAAATAAATTTCAAGAAGTCTTTAGTTGTACTAAAGGACATCCTCCTCTTCTTAAAAAGTTTCTAATGGGTAAGGTAAGTTTAGAAACACTTGTCATCTACGATAAAATCTTTTCATATTCATCTAACTTTGATAAGAAACTAAAGGATCCAGTGTGGGAAACCGTCAGTCGTAGGGTTAAAAAATATAATCCATTTCTAAATATTGATGTATTTCGATTTCGTAAGATTTTAAAAGAAATCGTTTTGGAGGATTCATGAGTTTCTTTAGTTCTGAAGTCGTTCGCGCAGAGATGACTGAGATTGCAGAGTTACAAGAAGAAGTTTATTCAAACATCTTCAAGTTTCCTACAATGACTAAGGAAGAACGACTGGATCATGTTGAACTTCTTGAAAATCTTTTAGATAAGCAAAAAGTTCTCTATACTAGAATGAGTTTATCTGACGATCCTGAAGCAAAACAAATGAAACAACGTATTGTTGAATCTGCAATGATGATGGGTATGCCTCCTAACACTGATATGAATATCATTCTTAACAATATGTCTAGGATGCTTGAGATGATGAAGGAACAGATTGACAAAACTGGTTCCGACCTGTAGAATATTGTTGGCTGGACGATCCATTAAGCAAAGTCACAAATGCCAAATCCTACTCAATATGAGGTACAAATGTCATTCCAAAATCTTAAGAAGCAATCTTCTCTTGGTTCTCTGACTGAGAAACTGGTGAAACAAGTGGAGAAAATGAATACCATTTCTAATGGTGCTGATGATCGTCTCTGGAAACCAGAGATGGATAAGACTGGTGTTGGTTCAGCAGTTATTCGGTTTCTTCCTGCTCCAGATGGTGAAGAACTTCCTTGGACTAAGGTTTACTCACACGCATTCCAAGGTCCTGGTGGTTGGTATATTGAAAACAGTCTGACTTCTATTGGTCAGAAAGATCCTGTTTCGGAGTACAATCGTGGTCTCTGGAACTCTGGTAGCGAGAAAGATAAAGATACTGTTCGTAAGCAGAAACGTAAACTGTCTTACTATAGCAACATCTATGTCGTAAAAGATCCCGCAAATCCTCAAAACGAAGGTAAAGTTTTTCTCTTTAAGTATGGTAAGAAGATCTTCGATAAAATCCTGAATGCTATGCAACCTGAGTTTGAGGATGAAACACCCATTAATCCTTTCGACTTCTGGCAAGGTGCAAATTTCAAGATTAAAATTGTGAAGAAGGATGGTTATTGGAACTACGATAAGTCTGAGTTTGATCGTGTCGCTCCTCTTCTGGATGATGACGATGCTCTGGAAGCAATCTGGAAGAAAGAATACTCTTTGTCTGCTATCACTGCTCCAGATCAATTCAGGTCTTATGAAGAACTTGAGAAGCGTATGAATTATGTTCTTGGTCTGAGTCAGACTACTTCACCTACTCGTTCTCGCGCTGTTGTTGAACAAGAAGATGACCTTGAAGATTATTCTTCTCCTGTCAATCGTGAAGAGAAAGTAATGGAAGAACTGGAACAGTCTTATACTCGTTCTAAGTCTCCTTCGCTTCCTAAGATTACTCAGGATGATGAAGACGAAGATGATGCACTTTCATACTTCCAACGTCTCGCTGAAGATTGATCAAGTATAAAGTCTAATATTATCACCACGCTTGAGGTTCTCAGAAACATATTGCTGAGAACCTCTTTTATATGGCATAATATCATCCATATCATTGAAGATTACATTTAGATATCTTGATTTAAGAACGTAGATATTTCTTTTTTCTTCTTGTAAAAGATTTTCATATTCATAATTTGTAACCTCTCTTACAAAAGAAGTTGACGGAATCTGAACAGAATATCCAAGTCCTGGATCCCAGTATTCATAGTAATAAGAACTTCCAGTAACTAGAGAAGTTTCTGGAATAGTAAAAAGTAT